GACCCCTACACCAACAAGCCGTACGTGGCCTTCTACACGGTCAAGCGTGTCGGCGGCGGGGTCTACAACCCCGAGCCGATGCGCGCCCTGCAGGTCGCCGCCTAAGCCCGGCCAGCCCGGCGGCGGACGCTTGCCTGCCGCCGGTCACCCGCCCCGCAATTCTTCATCGTGAGGAGGCCTGCATGGCCGCCACCAACACCGCGTCGGAGAAGCCGGCCCAGACCGAGGGTCAGAAGCCCGCGAACATCCCGGCCGCCACCGAGATCGACACCTCCGGCGCGCCGCAGCAGGTCGTGCCCGGCGTCGACATGAGCCACCCGGCCGTGGACAGCAATCCGCGCGCCGGCACCACGGTCGACCAGAACCGGATCGACTTCAACGACCCGACCATCCCCGGCCACGACGCGGTCGCCAAGGCCCTGAACGAGCAGGGCGTGCCGACCAAGAGCGGCGCCGAGGCCGCTGAGTCGGTCAAGAAGGGCAAGTAGCCCGCTCACGACGCTCGCTCGGCGCGCAGGGCCCTCGCCCTCTGCGCCGAGCCAATCGCCGCCGTTTGAGTGGAGGCGTCCGTGTCTGACGGCAACTACGATACTTCAAACCCGATCTTTCGGGCGCTGCAGGGCGCGGTTGATGGCCTCCAAGAGGTCGCGGCGGCCATGCACGACAGCATGGGTGCCCAGCGCCTGCCGGGCTCGGGCACGTTCGCCTTCCGACGGATGACGGACCCTTTGTTGCCCCCGGTGGGCCCGGAGCCGCTGCGCTACGACGTTCCCGAGGGCTTCTTCGACGAGGAGGGCCCCGGCTTCCTCTCGACGACGTTCCTCGTGGTGAACGGTAACGCCTGCTACGTGCGCCTGCGCGGCACCACCTCGGGCGCACACCGGCCTGTGACCCGCACCACCGGGTGGCTGTTTCCGCCAGGCTTCGTCGGCTGCTTCACGACGCAGCGGCCGATTTCGATGTCGACCATGGCTGTGGCGATGCCAGGCTTCCCGCTGCCGACAGAGTTCGTGCCGCTCGAGCTGCCCTATGGAGGCGGGGCGTGACGATCCGCAGCCCGGGCATGCGCGTCGCCACCGTCGCGGAGGCGCCGCCGGCCGTCGCCGTGCCGGGTCCACAGGGCCCGCAGGGTGAACCCGGGCCTGCCGGCCCGGTTGGTCCGTCAGGATTGCAGGGGCCGCAGGGCGATGTCGGACCGGCCGGACCGCAAGGAGCGCCAGGAGATCGCGGCCCTGAGGGTTCGATGGGTCCAGCTGGCGAGCGCGGCCCGCGCGGATCGGCAGGCCCTCAGGGCGCGCCAGGATCTGTCGGTCCTGCCGGCCCTGCTGGCACAGACGGCGTGGCTGGCCCGGCGGGTCCTCCGGGGCCTACAGGTCCGAAGGGTGATGCGGGCGCTGACGGCGCTTGGGGATCCGCTGGCGCCGCCGGAGCTGCCGGACCTGCCGGGCAGCGAGGAGAGACCGCACCCGCCGGCCCCGTCGGCGCAACGGGCGCGGCGGGGGCAGTAGGCCTGAAGGGCGACACGGGCGCCACTGGCCCGGCCGGCACCCCGAAGCGCGTCGAGCGCTACACGGCCACCACGAATTCAAGCGGCGTCGCCACCTTTACTTTCTCGCCGGCCTTCACTGAGCCGCCGGACGTCGAGGTTATCACCGGCTGGGCCGGCGACCAGATGATTTCGGGCGGCGTGACCGCTCGGAGCGCCACCGGCGCCGCCGTCCTCACGAAGATCTCGCGCGGCACGCTCCTCCTGACCTCCGGCCCCTTTCAGACGGCGGGCGCGGGCGTCTCCGTCACCATTCGGGCGATCGGAAACTGATGCGCGTCTCGGTCATCAAATCCGCAACCGCGCGCGCCCTTACGACGGCCGCAGCGGTGCGCGCCGATCTCGGGCTGCCCGACGGTCCGCCGGCAGACGGACAGCTCGGTCGCTGGATTGTGCAGGCCTCGACAACGGCCGCCTCGTTCTGTCGCCGCACCTTCGGACGCGAGACTGTGCGCGAGCGGTTCGAGATCGACTGGCGCCGCTGCCGCGACGAGGATGCCGATGGCCTACTGCTGTCGCGCGCACCGGTGGTGCAGATCGTGTCTGTGAAGGTCGACGGCCTCACCCTGGCGCCGGCGGCCTACGAGCTTGCCGAACAGCCCGCACACCCCGTCTCGCTGTTCTACCTGCGCCACCTCGTCGACGGCGAGACGCGAACCTGGACCGGCCGGGCGGTGACGGTCGAGTACGAGGCGGGCTGGCTTCTACCAGGCGAAGGGCGCGGCGATCCTGCTGAGACGACTGCGCCCGACCTGCCGGCCGATGTTGAGCGGGCGGTGATCCAGCTTGTCGGCGCCGCGGCGTCCGCCTCCGGCCGCGACATGATGGTCAAGAGCGAGGACGTGGAGGGCGTCGGCTCGTTCTCCTACTACGTCCAGGGTGCGAACGCCTCGCTGCCTCACCCAGAGGCCGAGGCGACCCTGGCGCAGTACCGGCGGATGGCATTCGCGTGACGCCGGCTCAGGCAATCGCTGCGCTCGACCGGCAACTCGCCCGGCACGGCGAGGACGTGAAGCTTCGGGCGCAGGACGCGGCCGACGACGGTTCGGGCGACCTCACCCGGCGCGCCTTCGTCCGCGAGTACCGGCCCGACGAACTCTCCGGCGGCATCGAGCAGGGCGACCGCGAGGTCATTCTGTCGCCGGCCAACCTTACGACCGATCCGCAGCGCCTCGGCGGCCTCTGGATTGGCGACCGCTACCATACCATCGAGGTGGCCACGCCTGTCCGGATGGCCGGCGCCGTGGTCCGCTGGAACCTCTGGGCGAAGGGGTGATGGCTGGCCGCACCATCACGCGCCTCGACCCGATTGCGCGCGACATCGCGGTGATGGTCGATGAGGCCCTGTCGCCTCAGGCCCAGGAGGAAATGCTGGTCGGCGCCGCTCAGGCGGCACTGGCCGAGGCTCAGGAGACCAACCGGGCGGCGCTCGGCTATGTGCCTGATCACGACACCTTCATTGACGGCGCGAAGCGCACAGCGCTCACCGGCATCACGGCGCGCAGCATCGTCCTGTTCGAATTCCACCTGCTGGTCGACGTCATCACGTGGATCGACGAGCAGCTGATCCTCCACTCGCCGGTGAAGACGGAGCGGTACGCGCGTTCGCACCAGTGGTTCGCCGACGACGTTGCCTTCGGCGACCCCTACAACCCGCCGCCGGCCGAGAGCTACATCGTCCTCAACGCACAGCCCTACGCGCGGAAGATCGAGCGTGGGCAGTCCGCGCAGGCGCCGGCCGGCGTCTATGAGGCGGTCGCGACACTCGCAGCCAGGCGCTTCGGCAACATCGCTCATACCCGCTTCACCTACCGCTCGTTCCCAGGCGGCGCGGTGGGCGAGTGGGCCAACAGCGCGTCGGCACAGGCCCTGGCGGAACGCATCCGCCCCGGGCGCAAGAGCGCGAAGCAGGACTGGCTGACCCGTCAGCCGGCCATCTACATCGACCCGGGCACCTGACATGCCGATGAAGCTCGTCGTCGATGCCGTCGAGAGCCGCCTCGCCGAGGGGTGGGACAAGTGCCCGGTGGTCGGGATCAACCTCACCGGCAACACGCCGAGGGATGGCTCGCCCTTCGTGCAGGTCTCCTACCCGGTCGCGAACAACGAGCAGCTGACCGTCGGCGCACCGGGCCAGAACGTCTACCGCGAGACCGGCGCCTTCCGCATCCTGATCAACTGGAAGCGCGGGCGTGCGATCGGGCCGGGCCTAGAATGGGCGGACGAACTGGCCGCGCTGTTCCGCGGCAAGGAGTTTGGCGGGATCCAGACCTTCGCGCCGGGTTCGCCCGTGATCGACGACCGCAACGACGAGGGCAACTACTTCGCCCTGTCGTTCGCCGTCCCCTATCAGGCCGACATCCTCGGCTGAACACGGCCCCATGAGGGCCCTCTTCCCTGGAGACAGCCATGCCCATCGCCAGCGGGTCCACCCGCCGCATCGCCTATGTGCCGGAGGCGACCTTCGGCAGCACGCCGGCCACGCCGTCGTTCTCGACCTTCCGGGCGACCGGGGGCGGGCCGCGCACGAACAAGGTCACCGACACCTCGGAAGAGATCCGCGCCGACCGCAACGTCACCGACGAGATGCATCTCGGACAGGACGTGGCCGGCGCCTACAACACCGAGTGGTCCTACGGCGGCTTCACCGACGACATGCTCGAGGCGATGCTGTTCGGCACCTGGGCGACCAACGTCCTGAAGAACGGCACCGTCCCGAAGAGCTTCACCTTCGAGGAGCGGGTCGACCTCGGCGGCGGCAACCAGTCGTTCTCGCGCTTCGCCGGCACGATGATCAACGCGCTGAGCTTCGCCATCGCCGCCCGCGCTAAGGTGACCGGCTCCATCTCCGTCATGGCGCAGAAGGAACTGCTCGACACGGCCATCGTCACGGGCGCCACCTATGCCGCGCCGAGTACGACGCCGATCTCCACAGCCTCCGCGAACATCGCGAACCTGCAGGTGGCCGGGCTCCCTGCGCCGAAGGTGCGCAGCCTCAGCCTGGAGATGACCAACAATCTCCGGACCCGGCCACTCGTCGGCAGCCTCTACACCGACTCCTTCGGCTACGGGCGGTTCGAGGTCACGGGCACGTTGGAGGCCTACTTCGAGACCAACGAGCTGTACCAGCGCGTACTCGACCACGGCTCGGGCGCGCTGAGCTTCACCATCGGCAACGCGGCCAACCAACGGTACGCGTTCCTGCTGCCCAAGATCATCTTCGGCAACGGCGAGCGCCGGCCCGGCGGCAACAACGACGACGTCATGGTCTCGGTGCCGTTCCGCGCGGTCTACGACGGGACCGCAGACGCTACCCTCCAGATCACCAGAGGCGTCGCATGAAGACGGTCGAGATCCTGAGCACCTTCGACGGCTACCCAACGGGGAAGGAGGAGCGCCGGTTCACGACCGGCGAGCAGCCCGAGCTGTCGAACGAGTACGCCGCCCTGCTCATCGCCAAGGGCCTCGCGAAAGAGGTCGGCGGCACCGCCAAGGCGGCCGCGCCCACCAAGCCGAAGGACGATCACGCGTGAAGCTCTCAGCGCTCAAGACTGACACCACCAACACGCAGGGCCGGTGGGTCGGACAGATCCCGGGGCTCGGCGACCTGCGCCTGAAGGTCCGTCCGGCCGGCAACGCGGATCACCGCCGCCGCCTCGACGAGTTGCTGCGGGTCGTACCCCGGGCCGAACGCCTGCGTGGTCTCGCGCCGGAGAAGCAGCGCGAGATCGAGGCGGAGGCGATCCTCGACGCGGTGCTGTTCGGCTGGGAGGGTGTGGAGGGCGACGGCACGATCGGCACCGCCGATCAGCCGCTGTCGTTCGACCGCGAGACGGCCAAGAGCCTGCTGACCGACCCGGCCTACCAGATGTTCCGCGACGCGGTGGACTGGGCGGCCGATGCAGTGGCCGTCGAGGCGCAGCAGGATCGGAAGGACGACGAGGGAAACTCCTAGAGGCTCTTCGCTGGAGCCTGGATTGGGGCGAGCGGGTCGAATGGCTCGCCGAGCTGGCGGCTGAGGGCGATGTGATGCCCGCGGCGCTGGTTCGGCAGCCGGACCTGCCCTACCGCCTCGCCTTCGTCTGGGGCGCCTTCCACGATCTGCGGGATGAGCGCGCCCTGGGGTTCGGCTCGGTGGGCGCCATCCCCTGGTCGGCGATGGATCGCTACGCGCGGCGTCACGGCCCCGAAGACAGCGACGAGTTCACGCGGTTCGCGGCCCTACTGCGAGCCATGGATGCGGTCTGGCTCGCGTGGATGCGCGAGAAGATGAAGCCGACAGGAACGTGAGGTAGCATGGCATCCGTGGCCGCCCTGCGCACCGTCAAGGTCAGCTACGTCTCGGAGGGCGCGGAGAAGTTCCGCTCCGACGCCGAGGCGGCAGCCGCGTCGCAGACCAACCTCGCCCAGCAGAGCGAGCGCGCCGCCCTCGTCAGCGAGCAGGCAGCCCGCCGGCAGCTGTCGGCGACGACCGCTTTCGAGAAGTTGCGGGCAACGGTCGATCCGACGGTGCGCGCCCTACAGCAGTACGAGCGCGGCCTGTCGGTGGTGGATCGCGCTCTGCGACAGGACGCTTCAATTGCCAACGAGGCCGCCGAGGCTCAGCGCCTGCTCCAGCGCCGCTATGACGAGGCGGCCGCGGCGGCCAACCGCCTGTCGGTTGAGCAGCGCGCCCTTGCCCGGGACACCATTGCAGCCCGCGAGGCGGCCATCGCGCAGGCCTCCGCCTTCCAGGCGACGCTGAACCAGCGCCTCGGGGTCCGCACGCCGTCCGTCGGCAGCGACCGCGCCTCTGACTTCGCGGCGGCTGCCGAGGCGGCGGACCGCCTGCGCGCACGCTACGACCCCCTTTTCCAGGCTCAGCGCACCTACCGGGCCGATCTGACCGAGCTGCGAGGCGCCCTTGGTGCCGGCATCCTGTCCGAGGACGCCTATACCGCCGCCATCACTCATAGGAAGTCGGCCTTCGTCGACCAAATCGCGACCCTGGGCCGGGTCAGTGCGGCTGAGGGTGAGATGGCCGCGGCTTCAGAGCGAAGCGCTGCTGCGGCTCGATCGGTCGCGAATGCTTCGGCCGGCTGGCAAGGGCTCGGTGCAATGGGCGCGGCGTCGCTTGCCGAGGTTCAGATCGCTCGCGCCCGTGCCGACGCGAATGCCGAGGCCTCGCGCCGCTTGGGCGGCCTCGGCGCCGCGGCCAACCAGAACGCTGCTGGCCGCCGCCTCCGCTCGGACGAGATCACGAACTTGATCTACCAGGGCGGCGACATCACCGCGCAGCTCGGTTCAGGCTCGCCGCTGAGCATGATCGCCCTGCAGCAGGGTCCGCAGATCGCACAGGTATTCGCGGGTCCGGGCGGCGCGAGCGTGAAAGGCGCTTTCTCTCAGGCGGCAGAGGCGGTCGGCGGGTTCCTGACGCGCATCGGCTCGGTCGGTATCGCCCTTGGCGGCGTGACACTCGCGGCCGGTGTCGGCACCGCGGCGCTCATGTCCTATCGCAGTGCTCAGACCGAGGCCGAGCGCGCCTTGCGCGGCGTCGGCCGGGCGTCGGGCGTGACGCTGGCGCAAATCAACGCGCTGGCCGACGGCCAGTCCCGCGCACTCGGGCTGACCCGCAACGCGACGCGGGAGGTGGCGGTCACCTTCGCCGCGACGGGCCGCGTTGGGGCGGAGGCGCTGCCCGGCGCGCTGGCAGCTACCCGCGGATTTGCCGGCTTCCTCGGCGTCGATCCGCAGGAGGGCGCGACGGCGCTCGCTGGCATCCTCGCCGACGTCTCGCGTGGCGCGGGCGAATTGGCCGACCGGTACGGCCTGCTCAGCGATGCGCAGGCCGAAAGCATCCAGCGCATGGATGCGCAGGGGAACCGGCTGGGTGCTCAGAAGCGGCTCCTCGACGCCCTGCGCGACAGCACGCGCGATCTCGGCCAAGAGCAGAGCCGGTGGGCTCGCCTCGGCGGGATCGTCTCCGACGCGTGGAACGGCCTCGGCAGCCTGACCGACCGGGCGCTTGGCGGTACAGGCGGGGGAACCGATGAGCAGATCCGGTCCCTCCTGCAGGATCGTCTGCGCGCGCAGCAATCCAGCATCGGCCGGGCCGCGTCTTCCCGCGGCGGCGACCTTGAGGATAGCGCTCGCGCCATCGCCGAGACCAAGCGCGAGTTGGAGGCGGTCGAGGCTCGCATCACTCGAGCGCGCACCATCGCGCAGGAGATCGACAACAACCGCCTGTCGGCCGAGATTGGCGCGATCGTGCGCGGGCTCAGCCCGGCCGAGGAGGCGCTGAAACGGCTAGAAGACGGCACTCAGAAGATCCGCTCGGGCCTCAGCCGCCTGCCTCTCGACGAGCAGCGGGCGGCTCAGAACGCCCTCGACGGGATGTTGCGCTCGTCGGAGGCGTTGCGCGACAACATGAAGACCGGCGGTGAGCAGTTCGCAGCGAGCCTGCGGCAAGCGCAGTTCGACAGCCAGACGGTCGGCTTTACCGATCGCAACCGCAGCGCCGCGCAGGTCGACTTCGACTTCAAAGCGCGCGCCGAGCAGGCCCTGTCTAGCGGCACGGCGTCGGAGCAGAACGCCCGGCTTCAGTCGTTGGAGATGGAGCGCGTCACGCGCATCCAGACCCTGGAGCGGCAGAACCAGCTCGACCTGAACCGGACCGGCGGCGCGTTCTCGCGGTTCGACACGACGCTGCAGAGCCAGATCCTCGGCGCGGCTCGCGGGTCGGTGTCGGCCGAGATCATCGCGGCGATCGCGGGCAAGGAGTCGAGCGGCAATGCCAACGTCGGCTATTCCAAGATCCTGGGCGAAGACGGCAGGCCGTCGTCCGCCTACGGGTTGGGCCAGATCACTCGCGGCACGGCGCAGGAGGCGACCCGTCTCGGCTACTTGCCGCAGGGTTTCGACCGGACGGACGTCGCGACGATGGCGCAGGGCATCGCCGGCGTCCTGCAGATGAAGATCGACCAGAACGGTGGCGATCTCAGTCGGGGCATCATGGCCTACCGCGGATCGAACGATCCGTCGGTGAACCGCTCCTATCTCGCAGAGGTGCTGCGCAAGTCCGGGCAGATGGGCGATGTCTCCGAGACCGGCCTCGCGCGCGATCAGGATACGAACGCCCGCGCGCTGAAGTCGGCCAACGACAATCTGCGCCTGAACACCGAGCTGTACGGCGTCAACGGCGCCCGGCTGGAGGCGCAGACCCGGGCGACCGAGCAGTACAACGCCCTGCTCGCTCGCGGCGTGTCGGCGGCGGACGCGGCCTCGATCGCCTTCTCCGGATTGAGCGACAAGCTCGTCTCCGTCGAACGGGCGGGGCGCCTCGTCCAGTTCATGCGCGACGACGATTTTACCCGCGCGCAGCTCGGCCGCGATCGGATCGATCAGCAGGCCTATGCAGTGGGGCGCTCGCGCTTCGGCGATACGATCTCGCCCGAAGCGATGGCCGCCATCGGCCGCACCCGAGACACGCTGGAACTGGCCGAGACCAAGAGCCTGTTCACCGACGGCGTGACCTCATTCGTCACCGACCTGCGCCGCGGCGGCGATGCGGCCACGGCCCTGTCGAACGCCTTCGGCAACGCGGCCGACCGACTCATCGCCAAGGTCATGGACAGCGCGATTTCGTCCGCGTTCGGGGCGATCGGCGGCGGTTCGGGCGGTGGTGGGATTGGCGGGTTCCTATCTGGCCTGTTCGGGGGCGGCAACGCGACCGGTGTCACGCTCTACTCATCGCCGGCCGGGCCAGGGTTTGCGGCGGGCGGTTACACCGGCGCCGGCGGCCGCCTGGAGCCGGCTGGCCTCGTCCACCGCGGCGAGGTGGTGTGGTCGCAGGGTGATGTCGCCCGGGTCGGTGGCGTCGCCGTTGCGGAAGCCATCCGGCGCGGCCTGCCGGGCTACGCCGCGGGCGGACCGGTCGGCGCACCGGCATGGATGCCTCCGCCTGCGAACGCGGCGGGCGGGCCAGCTTCGGTCCAGGTGGCCGTCAACAACGCCCCGGCCGACCACACCGCCACGGCGACCGTCACGAACGGTCCGCAGGGCCCGCGCGTCGAGGTGCAGTTGGAAAAGATGCTGGACGGGATGATCGCTGACGGCCGCTTCGACAAGTCGTTGGGCCGCCGCTTCGGCTCGCGAGCGGTGGGGCGCTAAGTCATGGCCGCCTCCTGGCCCGCCAACCTGACCTACGCCGTCAGCCAGCAAGCCTATGCTGTGCAGGCGCTTGGGCAGGCGCCGCTCGCCTCACCGATGCAGTCGGGCAAGATCCGGCAGCGACCGCAGTACACACTCCGCATCGCGCGGCTCGCCTACGGCTGGGATTTCACCGCAGCCGAACTCGGCACTTTCCGTGACTTCGTCGCTCGGACGCTCGGCGATGGCGCCGCCGAGTTCGTCATGCCGATCTGGATCGAGGCGGCGCGGGCCTACCAAGACCGAACCGTGATGATCCGCGAGGGCGCCGGCGGCATCAGCGAGCGCAAGCTCGGGTTCGACCGCACGCTCGTCTTCTGTGTTCTCGACGTCCGGAACCTTTGACCCATGCCGATCGGAGTAGGAGATGCCTCAATGCTGTTTCGGCCCGTCTCCTTTGACCTCGGGTACGCGCAATCCGTATTGCTTGGCCACCGCACGGAGAGCGTTGTCGACATAGACGCCAGTGAGGGTGCGGACCTCGGCTTTTGCCTGCTCCGAGGCATCGCCGCGGATGTCTTCGACCGCGGCCATTGCGGCTGCGCCCAGAACGTACAAGAGCCCCTGGCGGCTCTCAGCAGGGGCGTAGCTGAGTACCTCGCCGAGGGTCCGGGTCAGCACGAACGCCATGTGCATGGCACTCAGCTTCACGGTCTCGACCGTGACCTGTTCGACGCGCTTCCCGTCCTGATCTGACATCCGCCGCCCCTCGAATCAGCCCGCACACGCGGAGCAACCACGCAGCGCGAAGCGAGAACCGAAAGCAATGCCGATCGCCGCCACGCAGGCCTGGGCTGAAGCCGCCGCGACCGTGGACGTGTCGCAGCGCATGCTGGTCACCCTTGAGCTGCTGCACTCACAGTTCGTCGAGAACGGCCAGCCGTCGCCGATCCGGGCGGTGATGAACACCGAGGATCAAACCTTCCGCCTCGACGGGGGCGCGCCTCTCAACGCCGGCCAGCGCGTGCTGTTCAAGGCGGTGCCCTTCGGCATCGAGTACCCGCGTATCGGCAAGCTCGGGGTCGAGGCGCCCATCTGGATCGACAACGTGAACCGCGAGGTGGCCCGCTACCTCGAACCGGCGACGAAGCTGAACGAGAGCGTGGTGGTGATCTTCCGCGGATACCTCGCCAGCGATCCGGACACGGTTGGGCACGGCCCCTTCCGGCTCTTGCTGCGCAGCGTGAAGCGCAAGGGCGCCCGCCTCGACGGCACGCTGACCATGGCCGACCCGACGAAGCTGCGGGTGATGCGTGAGATCTACGACAGCCAGCGCTTCCCGGCGCTGATGGTGGCGGCAGGGGCCTGAGAAGAGAGGCCGCATCTGGTCGTGCAGGCGCGTCGGTCCTTCAGTGGACTTGCGACGGCGACGCCGGGGAGCGCGCTATCTGCTGAAGCGCGGATCGATAGGCATGATCGAGCATGCTGCTAATTCTCTGCTGCGCATCATCTTCAATCCGCCGCCGGTCATTTTCTGGCATCGGATTGCCTATTGTGCACACGCGAAGCTCGGCCACTGAGGCATCCAAAAGCACTTGCAGCTTCGCGAGGTCAGCTTCTTTATTATCTCCGCTAGCGTGCAGATGCTCCTCGAGTAATGTCACTACCAAAGCGTAGAGGCCAATGCCGATCGTTTGAAAGAGCGCATTGTCTTCGATCAGACGCCGCTGCTTCGCCGGGGTCATTCTGGTTTCCATCGACTGATTCGAGCATCCGATGGTTAGTCGCCTGGGTGAATTGAGCAAGTTTCACACCCTGCACAACTCTTTTCAACGAGGCGCCTCTATGAACCGTCGATCCGTTCTGCGGTGGCTCGGCCTTGCGCCGGTTGCCGCCCCTGCTGCTGTAGCCGCCGCGAGCGCGCCTGCCCTGGCACCCGTCGATTATTCGGCGCTGGCGGCCGATGTGATCGAGCGGACGAATGTGGCAGCGGCGACGTTCCAGCCGCTGACCTTCGACCTTTCGCACCCGACCCTGCCGTCTGGCACCGCCCAAATCACAAGCGAGATGACGGCCCGCACTGTCGCTGACAGTGAACAGGCGAGCTTTGTCGGTGTGGTCTTCTCTCGGCCGCTCTGATGGACCGCATCGCCTTCCTCTCGGACCTGATCGGCCGGCCCTACCGGATTGGCGCGACCGGACCGGACGCCTTTGACTGCTACGGCCTCGCCCGGCACGTCCAGGCGGCGCTCTACGACGTGCCCATGCCCGAACTGCCCTTCGTGGCGGCGACGACCCGGCAGCAGGCCGAGGCGATGCTGAACCACGCCGAGCGGCAGAACTGGCGCGAGATCCCCGAGCACGAGGCCCAGGACGGCGACCTCGTGCTGATGGGCAACGTGGCGAAGCGAGACTTCCACCTCGGCACCTACGTCGTGCCCGGCACGGCCGGCGTGGTGCTGCACATCGACGAGACCAAGGGCGTGGTGGCGGACGACCTGCCGTCGCTGCGCGCGATCGGCTTTCACTACCTCCGGATCTTCAGGCGCGCCTGACCCCATGCACATCGCCGTTCGGCATAACCTCCAGGTCTTCGACCCGGCGGACCCTTCGTCTTGCGAGAGCGGCGCTATCGGGCTGCCCATGCGTGAGGCCGAGGCCGTGATGGGCGAGACCGTGGCCGCCTACCTCGCGCGGGTCGCATGGCGGTTCGAACTGCCCACGGTGTGCCGGATCAACGGCGAGTTCTACGCCCGCGCCGAGTGGGAAACGAAGACGCTCGCGGTCAACGACAACGTCGAGTTCATCAGCCGGCCGCTCGGCGGCGGGTCCAGTGGCGGCTCCACTGGCAAAAGCATCCTGTCCGTCGTGGCGCTCGTGGCGCTCACCGCGGTGGCCCCCTACGCCGTCGGCGCCATCGGTGGTGCACTCGGGACCACGGCGCTCGGCACGGCCTCCGCCCTGACCTTCGCTGGCAAGCTCGCGTCTGCCGTTATCGTCGGCGCTGGCGCGCTGGCCGTCTCCCACTTCCTGAGCCCCAAATCCGGCGGCAAGACCAACAGCACCGACGCGCTCTACTCGTTCGGCCTGCAGGGCAACGCCGCCCGGCCGATGCAGCCGATCCCGGTGCTGAACGGCCGCCTCAAGTTCGCCCCCGACTACGCCGCGCCGACCTACAGCGAGTATGCCGGCGACGCGATGACCGACTATGCGCTCTACGCGCTGACCTGCGGTCGGATGCGGGTGGAGCAAGTGCTCATCGGCGATACTCCGATCTGGCACTACGAGAGCGGCTACAGCCCGGATTACCCGGGCATCGAGCTTCAGATCGTCGAGCCGGGCGAGCAGGTGACGCTCTACCCGGTCAACGTGGTCACGGTCGACGAGCTGAGCGGCGCCGAGCTGCAGCAGGCCTATACGCCCGGCTACATTATCAACGCCGCGGGCACGCGGGCAAAGGAGCTGATCTTCGACCTCGTCTGGCCGGGGGGCGCCTACGTCACCTTCAAGGACCGCACGCTCGCCGCGACGACGCACGTCGAGATCCAGGTCCGGCAGGTCGATGATGCCGGCGCGCCGATCACCGGCTGGACTACGATCGTCAGCGATCCCTACGTCCAAGCCAAGCAGAGCCAGATCCGCATGACGGTGCGCCGCCTCGTCGAGCCGGCCCGCTACGAGGTGCGCGGCCGCCGGGTGAACCCGAGCGTCAACGACAGTGGCATCGAGAAGATCGGCGGCACCGACGACGTGACGTGGACGGCCGCCCGCGCGCACATCGAGGGGCCGCAGGCCTTCCCGCGGGTGACGACGCTGGCGGTGAAGGGCGTGGCGTCGAAGCAGCTTAGCGGCGTCTCCGGCGGCCAGCTTCGCGTCATCGGCACCCGCATCCTTCCGGTCTGGCGCGACGGGCAGTTCGTGGAGGAGCCGACGCGCTCCATCGCCTGGGCCGCGCTCGATTGGTGGCGCAACGGCGATTACGCCGCCGGCCTCAGCATCTCGGACACCGACTTCCAGAGCTTCGTGCGTCACGCCGCGCTCTGGGACACGCTCGGCCACACCTTCGATCACCGCTTCACCGAGGTGCAGAACCTCGACGATGTGCTTGAGACGGTGCTGAAGGCCGGCCGCGCCTTCCCGGCCCCAGTCGGCGACAAGCTCACCATCACCCGGGACGAGCCCCGCGTGCTTCCGCGGATGCTATTCACCGACAACGACATCGTGCGCGACACGCTTGAGATCGACTACGCGCTCTCCGACGAGGCCTGGGCTGACGGCATGGTCGGCGAGTATGTCGACGAGACGACGTGGCGGCTCGCCGAGGTGTCGTCCGCGCCGGACGGCGTGACCCTGCTGAAACCGGCCCGCGTCCAGCTGGAGGGCGTGGTCAACCGCAAGCAGGCCGCCGGCATGGTCCGGATGATGGCGGCCGAAAGCCAGTACCGCCGCATCACCGTATCGTGGACCGCCCGCATGGAAGGGCGGTTGCTGAAGCGCGGCGACCTCGTGCGGATCACGACCGAAGAGCCGGAGACCTGGGGGCAGTCGTGCGAGGTGGTGGGCTTCAACGCGGCGGCGCGCCGCCTGACGCTCGACCCGGCACCGGAATGGGCCGAGGGCGGCAACCACTACGTCGAGATCCGCCGTCGCGACGGCAGCCCCTGGGGGCCGGTGCAGGTCTCCCGCGGCGACAACGACGCCGAGGCCATCGTCAGCGTGCCCGAGGTCGGCGGCGTGCCGCTCGCCGACGCGGTCGGTCGCACCGACACGCAGGAGCGGGCATGGCTCGCCTTCTCGCCCGGCCAGCCGCGCTCATTCCCGATCCTCATTACGGACGGCGACCCGGATCAGGACGGCGAGCACATCCATCTCTCGGGCGTGATGGATGCAGCCGAGGTCTATGCGACCACCGAGGAGGGCGTGCCGCCGCTCCTGCAGATCCCCGACCTGTTCTCGTCGGCGCTGCCGGTCATCGCCGCGCTGATGGCGAACATCGCCCAGCGGCAGGCCGCGCTCATCCTCACCGCAGGCTGGCAGCCCGCCAAGAACGCGGTCAGCTACGAGGCGCAGGTCTCCTACGACAACGGCGGGTCGTGGATCGGCGCCTACGAGGGCGACCGCACCACGTTCGAGGCTGTCGTCGGCGGCTCGGACCAGATGCGCGTCCGAGTTCGCGGCGTCACGCCGGCCGGCCCTCCCGGTGCTTGGTCGGTGGTGGAGGTTGAGGCGCCAACCCTGGCGATCAGCGGGGATCTGTTCGCGGACCTCTCCATTACCATCGCGAAGCTCGACGCTGAGACGCAGAAGGCGGTCGCCGACATAAGCGATCTCGGCCGCGGCTTGCTCGCCTTGGATCAGAACGGCGTCAGCGCCGAGATTGATCTTGCGCACGACACGATCCGCGGCGGGATGCGGCAGCTTGCCGAAGCCATCAACCGATTGGCCGACGTTCAGGCGGCGGACGCGGTCAACAACTTCGAGCAACGCAAGATCATTACCGTTGGCACAAAGTCGAACCATGCGGCCATCCTTCGAGAGATAGAGGCCCGCGTGTCCGACAAGGAGGCTTTCGCGAGCATCACCGATGCCCTGACGACAAGCATGACGCTAGCCGAGAGCGGCATCTCCGGAACCGCCACGGCTGTCCAAGGTCTGACCACAAGAGTTTCGGTCACTGAGGCTGGTATCTCGACGATCTCGCAGGATCTGTTCTCGCTGAGCGCCACGATCACGGGGCAAGGTGGGCAGATCCAGGCGAACGCGCAGGCTACTCAAACCCTGACGACGCGGGCCGATTACGTCGATGGCGTGCTCTCGTCCCAAACCTCGTTCCTTCAGGCGCTCCAAACCACGCAGAGCGACCACACCGCGATCCTGACGACCTACGGCACATCGATCAACGGCATCGAGGCGCAGTACGGCGTCGCGATCGAACTGGACGGCCAGACCGGCGGGTTTGTGCTGAAGGGCATTCGACAGCTTGATGGATCGGCCAGCTTCTCCTTCCTGATCGACGCCGACGTGTTCGCGCACTCGATCACGTCGCCGTTGCTTCAAACAACAAAGCTCATCGCCACCTCGGCGCAGATCGGAAGCCTAATCGTGGACAATATCCACGTGAAGGACGGAGGTATTTCGTCAAAAGTTAGTGGTTCTTCGAGCGGGCAATCCGCCGAAGCGACAATCAACGTGCGGACCGCGCAGAAAATATCAATCCTGTTGAGCCGCGTCGGAAGTGGCGGGCAAAGATATCCCTCGCCCGGCGCGCAAACTGGAAATTTAGAGCTTCGGCGAAACGGCGCGCTTATTTATAGCGCGCCCGCCGCCTACGCCTTGCAGTTCGACCGAGTCGCTCAGGGTGATTTCGTCATCCTGATGCCGACGACGATCCCCACCGACGACACCCCCGGTCCAGGGCTATACACTTACGCCGTCAACGACAGCAATAATCTCGGGATCGGCGGCGTCTATATCTCAGTAGAGGAAAGCAAGTAATGGCCGAAAATATGCGCGCCATCCTGGTGCAGAACCCGGCGGGACAGGTCGTCGCCGTCCGGATCGGTGAAGCCGAGATTCCGGTCATGCACGCTGGCCCCGTCGTCGGCCCGGGCCAGACCAACCTCGTGATGACGCTGGCGAACGTCGAGTTCAACTACGCGCAGGTTGAGCCGACCGACGCCGAAGCGTGACCCGGTGCGGCCAGACTGAGGCCGCTCGACGACTGCTTCAGCCCCTCACCGACAGAGGCGCGATCCCCGCATGCCTGATCCTGCAAACTCCGTCGCCGTGGCGGCGGGGTCTCCCGTCGTGTCCGGACACCACACCTCCTTCGTGGCGGCTGAGTTCGACTTGTTCATCCTCAATGGGATCACGGTTGCCATCGCGTCACGCGACTCGACCTCGCAGGTCACGTTGAAGCACCCGTGGCCAGGCGAGAGCGCCACGGGTGCCATGGGCTGGGAGATCGCCAACACCGGCCCATATTGGCATTCCACGGTCGCGACGAACCGGCAGCTTGCGGCCTTACTCGGTAAGTTCGAGGCAGGCCCAGTTAAGTGGGATGCCTCCGGGTCACTAGCCGGGCGAGATGTGTACAACAACCAAGGCATCGACTTCGTTTACCTTGCTGTCGATCCCTTGCCTTTCCGCCTGTATGTCAAGCTCGTTAACTCCAATAGCGCTTCGGACTGGTCCCTGCCGCAAACGTTAGGAGAGAGGGGAGAGGTCGCGTTTGAAACAGCGATTGAGGCGGAAAGGCAGGCTCGGGCGGCGGCGCTAGAGAACAAAGTAACGCGCGGCCACACGCTCGTGGCCGATGCCGACTACCAATGCCTACCCTCGGACGTGCAAGTCGGGGTCAAGCCGTTAATGGCGCCTCGTACGATTTCTCTGCCGGACGTCGACACCTTCCCGCTCGGCCAGGATCTCGTCATCGCGGACGAGAGCGGCGCCTGTTCCGATGCTCTCGCCATCACGATACAGCCCGGTGCTGGCACGGGCGACATCATCGGCGGCCCTGAGGGCCCGACCACCATCGTCCTCTCTAGCCCCTATCAGGCTGTCCGCTTCCGCCGCGGCGCCGCCAACCTGTGGATTCGCCTGTGATAAAGCGACCCTTCCTCATCCTCACCACGCTGCTCTCCCTGTCGGCGCCGGCTTTCGCGCAGACCAAGGCCCTGCCGCCCGGCGAGATCCGCGCCAACGGCGACATCACCTTCGGCAGCGCGCTGAAGCTCGGCAAGCGCGAGGGCAACAAGACCGTCATCACGCCGGATGTGCTTCAAATCCTCGGCTCGGGTTCGACGGGCGATGTCTCCAGCACCAGCGTAACAGGCGGAGGCAAAACTCGCAGCTTGGCCGACTTCGCAGCCAGCCTCGCCGACTTCGTTCCAAACGCGTCCTTTTCAAACTCGGAGACGGGTACGAAGGCCGGGCCGGGGCTTTCAGCCGTCAACCCTTCGCGGCCGTTCATTTTCTCAACGCGCGTGACAACCCCGCAGGCCGACAACAATGACGGCTCGATCCTGATCGGCAAAGAGGTCAACTACAACTCGCCGACCGGCCCCTCTAGCTATTTCGGTGCGGGCGCGCTCAACGCCTATACCATCCACAGGGGCGACACAAAGAACAACATCGCCGCCATCGTCGGGCAGACCCTGACCTACAACACCACCAACGGTCAGCCGTATGGCCCCGCGTCGTCGGTCGGCGTCATTGGCCAGGACGTGTGCAAGACGGCGGGCTGTATCTCGGGCTGGGGCCTCCTGGGCAACCACATCGACCTGTCGGGCCAGGAGAACCCGGCTTGCTGCTATTATGGCGCCGAGATCGGGAACTTCTCGTATGGCAGCGACGACAACAATGCGCGCCGCGTCCTTCTGATCGCAACTCACAACGCGAAGGAAAGCGAGAACCCGTCTAAGCCCGCCGAAGTCGGCCGGGGCATCCAGTTCGCGGTAGGCACTGCGACCCAATTCAAGATGGGCATCGACATGGTGCCGGGCGGCCTCTTCAAAGAGAGTGCTATTCAGCTTGGCGCAGATTCGCAACAAGACATCTCGTGGAGGAATGCTGTCGGCAATTTCGACATGGCGGGCGCATCTGCCGGATCTCGGTTCTTGAAGGCGAGCGATGACAACCAATACTTCGATAATTTCGACGCAACCTCCGGCAACACCAAGGGTTTCCTCTTTCGCGGCACGTTCGCAGGCTCTGCGCGCAACTATGCCGTCCTGAATAAGGACGGGCTCAACGTGCCGGTCGGCAAGGTGACGGCGACGGGCGGCGTTTCGGCGCCCTCCGTGGTCTCGCCGACGGCGGGCGCGGGCGTGACCACGGGCATGTTCGTCCGCACGGTCGAGCCAACGACGGCGACGGTTCCGGCCTCGACGTGCGCGGACTGGTACAACAGCGCAACGGCCGTCCTGAAGCGCGTCTGCAACGTGGCCGGCACGCTGCGGTCGATCCAATACCAGTAGGGCAGAGACCCCGCCCGAAAAGACCGTCACGCTTATGCAAGCCGATCTCGCAGCCCTCCTTCGGACACAGATCGCGGCGGCTCGGGCAGAAGATGCCCGCACCGCCGCTTCGGAGATGGATGCGAAGCTGCGCGCGGCCGCCACTTCAGAGGGCTGAAAAGCCGGCGGCACAGCCTGAGAAGCCCGCACAGTAAACGACCCGCCCGCCGCGCCACCTGGCCCAAGCCCGACACCTTCCCACGACATCGGAGAACACCACCATGACCGTCGCTGAAGTCCAGCGCGCTCTCTTGGCGCGCGGGTATGATCTCGGCCCCTCAGGAGCGGACGGCGATGCCGGGCCGCGCACCATCGCCGCCGTGACCGCGTTCCAGCGCTCGGCCGGACTGGTCGCCGACGGTATCGCCGGGCCGAAGACGCAGGCCGCCCTTCAGAAGGCCGACATCAGCGAGCGGCGCGAGGCGCCCGAGAAGCCTGGCTGGCTCGTGCTGGCGGAGGCGCTGAACGGCCTCAAGGAGGCGCCGGGCGCCAAGAACAATCCCGAGGTGGTGAAGCTATTTGCGGACGCGGGCTTCCCCGGCATCAAGACCGACAGCACCGCGTGGTGCGCGGCCTTCGTCAACGCCGTGCTGGAGCGGGCGGGGCACCGCGGCTCGCGCAGCCTCGCGGCTCGGTCGTTCGAGGCCTGGGGCGTCGGACTGCCCGCGCCCGCCCTCGGCGCCATCGCCACGAAGAAGCGCAACGGCTCGACGTGGCAGGGTCACACCGGCCTCGTGGTCGGCGCGAACGCGACGCAGGTGTTCCTGCTCGGCGGCAACCAGAGCGATGCGGTCAACGTGGCCGCGTTCCCGCGTAAGGAGATCGTAGCCTACCGGTGGCCGGCCGACGTGCCGCTGCCGGGGCCGCATGCGCCGCCGACGACGATCGCCGGGTCGCGCTCGGGGGTGAGCGAGGCGTAAGCGCAGCGGGTCGGCATCGATGGGGGGAGGACACCGACCCGCTGACCTCGAGCCGGAGGACCAGAAGTCTTCGGCAGGACGGTGCAGCACCATCCCCGGCCCATAGCGAACGCTCAAGCCGATGAATTTGAAGAGTGTTTTCCCGAGCCGGACGGGCCGTCATCGGGCGCGCTCTGATGCGAGTGAAGCGTAGAACAGCGGGCCGGCACTGAAAGGGGGGCCGGTACCGACCCGCCGGCCGCCTGCCATGGGTGTCGGAGGAAACCACGGCACAACGACAGTGAACCATGGGGCGCGACCAAGGCGCGTTCAATCTGAACGTGCGGCTTACCTCGATCGGGCACCGGCGTTGTCACTTCTGGGCGTGTCTCAAGATCAGTGGGCCGGTGCCGCCCCCCCCCCCACAACACCAGCCCACTGTCCGCGGTCTGCAACGACGCTGCGAGCATGTGCAGGCGCGGCCATTCGTGCCCATCGCCGGAAGGACGCTCAAGCTGCTCTTTAGAGGTACCTCGATAGTATTGCCCGAGCCGGCCGGGTCTGCCGCGCATCCCCACCATCAGGACCACCACCATGACCCGTGTGCTTCTGCTCGCGGCGCTGGCGCTCGCCTGTGTCGCGTCTCCCGCTTTCGCCGCCGAGATTGCCACCGTTGGCGACAAGGCCGTGATCCTGCCCTGGGGCGACTGGCTTGTCGCGCTTGCCGTGTCCCTGCGCGAGCCGATCCTCACCATCCTCCTGCCGATCATCGCGGCCTACATCATCCAGGCCATCCGCAAGGTCTACCCGTGGGCGGCCCTGTTCCTGTCGCAGCGCCGGGTCGAGATGATGCTCGAGGCCGCTGTCGGCTTCGGCCTCAACGCGGTGAACGGTGCGGCCAAGGGCAAGACCCTTTCGGTGAACGTGGCGGTGCCGGTGATCGCCAAGGGCACGCAGTACGTCATCGACACGGCCCCGCCCGCGGTCATCAAGGCGGCCGGCGGTGCTGATGGCATCGCGGCCCGGATCTTCCGCAAGCTCGACCTCGACGACCACGCCAGCGAGGCGGACGTGCTCGTCCCGGCGCAGGAGCAGATCGCTGCCGGCACGGTGAACGCCGACGAGCTGCGCCGCATGGATGAGATGACCCGACGATAAGTAGGAGGGGCGCATGCCCGGTTCGAACGGCGCTGCGCGCCGCCCGCTCCTGCCGATGCACTCGGCTGGGCCCTACAGCACCTATCGCCTTTTCGAGTGGTGCATGGCGACGATGATGGTGCTGATCGCCTTCACCCTCGCCATGCCGGGCGACACCATGGAGCGCAACGCGCTGAGGCCGATCGCCGAGATGGGGTTCAACGAAGCCAACATGGCGCTGATCTTCGGCTGCGCCGGCAGCGTGCGCGTCATGGCGCTGTTCCTGAACGGCTACATCAACAACGTCCGCGTCGGCCCGAAGGGCGCCTACGCGCGCGCGGTCGGCGCGGGCATCGGCTGCCTCATCATGGGCCAGTTCGCGATGGCCTTGATCTACGACGCCTTCACTATGGCGCACGCCTCGAGCTTCGTCATTCCGGTGTTTGGGACGCTCGCCGGGTTCGAGGCCATTTCCGTCTACATCGCCGTGCTGGACGGCGTGTCGCGCAAGAGCCGGATCGGTAAGGCTCTGGCGGCACTCGAAGAGGTCAGGGGCTGATGGATTGGCTGACCTTCCTCAAAGACGTGATCGCGACCCAGCAGTTTCTTCAGATCTTCGTCGGCGGCTGCACCATGATGCTGATCGGCTGGATGGTCACCCGGGCGCGGGGGGATCGCGACCACCTACCGCCGCCGGCGCCAGTCGGCATCGCCGATGTGCCGGCCCCCTTTCTCCAGGGCCCCCGCGAGGCGGTCGATCTGATGCGCGAGCTGCGCGACCTCGCCCGCCGTCAGACCGAGGACACCGGCAGGATGGCGGAATGCCTCCGCATCATCCGTGAGGAGACGAAGCGACAGACCGAAATCCTTGGGCTGATCGAGCGCGAGCAGGCGATCGAGAACCGGGCGCACCACGAGCGGGAACGGTGATGGCGCCCTGCTTCGTCGCCATCACCCTGGCCGGCATGCTCGCGAGCGGGAAACCGGCCAAGGATGCCCGCGCCTACTTCTACATCGGGCCGAGCACGCGCATCAGTCCGGTGATGACGGCACCGGGGGATCGTCCTCACGCTCGCTCAGAGATCACCATCGGGCCGCTGACGACGTTCGCGCGGGAGACGCCGGAGGAAGTGGTGCGGGCGCCGTGCGTGGAGCGCTGA